CCTTTAACTATATTACCCATCGGAGTATTCATTATTTTTGCCTTACCGACAAAATTATCACCATCTTTCTCTAAAGAAGTAATCAAATGACTAACTCTTTCAAGATTAATGGTAGGGCCTTCTGGATGTCCCAGTTCCCCATATGCACGATTTTTCTTAATGAATTCTTTATTATATCGGTTTACCTCTTTCTCCATGATTTTCATAGGGTAAACACGACCATTTCTGTTCTTTAAATTTGTTTGGAGAAAGACTCCTTCAATGAAGGTATCTTTACCCCCACTTGCATTTTTTTCTGTTATTAAATTAACTTCTTCTGATTGTTGTTCTGAAATTAAAAACATTTCTTTCTCCTTATTCTATCGTTGCAATTTTCTTTGCAACATCATCATAGGTTTGATTGCCTTTTAAACCATTTGCAAATCCAAATGAGTCTTCTATAGATGATTCTGGTTCTGTTAAAACATCTTCTATAAAAGATTCAAAATCTTCACCTAATAACGAAATTAATTGTTTTGCATTTTTCCTTGCCTCTTTTTCATTTTTGTATTGAGCAAGTTCTTGTCCATCTACATAAACTTTAAATTTATTAGATTTTTTTGCAATAACAACTGGTACTTTCTTTCCTTTTGCACCCTTTTCCATGTAGGAATCAATCTCCTGTTCCCCACGAGGTAATTTAAATTTTCTTATCTCTTTGACAAGTTCTTTAAATTTCTTCATTTGCTTGAGTTTCCTGTTTGTTCAACCAATCAAGTTGTACATCCAACCTTTTACTCTCAATAGCATCTCTTTGTTTGTCAACCATAGCAGCTGCAAACGCATCAGAAGCTGCAACATTATCTCCAGATTCTACTGAATCTATAATTTTTTTGATATCTGTCTTTGCCATAATTTATTTCCTCTTACATGTCAAAGGAGTCCTCTCCTTCCCCATCTTCGTTTTCTTTTTCGTTTTCGATTTGTCCATCAATCATTTCTATCTCTTCTTCGGATTGTCTAAGAACATTCTTTCTAACCCATTGTTGAGAGAAATATTTACCTACAAATTCATCCAACTCCCTAAGTGTAGCGACTCTTTCTCTTTGAATCTCTGCATCTTTAAGTTCTACAAAATGAGAATCTTTTTGATAATCGAACCTAATGTTTTCTTTCTCGTATTCCCATTCTTCAATTGGTAAAACTCCTTTGAGTGCCAATTGAGCTCGTAATATATCCATGAACATACTACTAAACTTATTTCTAAGTCTATCTACAAAACGAGAAAACTTAACCTCGTCTCTTGATATCTCAGTTGTCCTACCTAAAGAGAATCCACTTTCAGATTCTAACCTAGAGATAGGTACATTTAAACTTCGGAACAGTTTTCTTTGGAAGTATATAATATCTTCGATTTCACCTAGGTTTTGTCCGCCTGGTAAGGTGGTTATCTCTGTTCCTCGACCACCTTCTCTTCTTGGTAACCAGAAATCTTCCAACATACTCATATGTTTTCTATCATCTCTGATTTCACCTGTATCTGCATTATAGACCAGTTTGTTTTTGTATCTAGTCATAGTATCTGCAAGATACTGTTCTGCTTTTGCCTTCGGAAGGTTACCTACATCAATATAGAATATCCTTCTTTCTGGGGCTCTTGATATCCTATAGATAACAAGTGCATCTTCCATCATTCTTAATTGGTTGGCTGCTTTCAATCCTTTGTGCATGTAACCAATTACATGTCGTCTATTTGCATCCATCATTCCAGATGTAGTATAGACGATTGCATCTGGAGATATCTTCAAGGTTTGAGAACCTACACCAGCAACATAGGTTTTTTCAAACCCACCTTGGTTATAGGTATAGTATTCATCAACCTTGTCGATAACTTCGATACCTTGTGCATTTTTCTTTTTCTGCACTTCCCTAATCTTTTTAATTTGAATAGGGTCTATCATTCTGACCCCAACAATACCTTTTTTAGGATTCTTTGGGTCAACTAGTAAATGAAAGTACATCCTTCCATCTACATACCACTTACGAAATACATCGTTTGCAGTTTGATTGAATCTAAGAAGTCTTAAAACTTCTACAAATTCTTCTCTTATTTTGGATTTAATTGAATCTGAAAACTTAGTGCCATCCAAGTTGATTCCAACTGGACTGTCTAAATCATTAGAAGATATAGCTTCTTGAACGATATCGTCAATTGCCATATCTACTTCTGGAATGAGAGACATTTGTCTGTATCGAACAATTAAGTCCTGTTCAGATTTTACACCACCTTCCATGTCAACGAATTGACCAGAAGATAATCCCCCACCTACTGCATAACCACCCTGTCCTATCTCTAGAACTTGAGCTCCATCGTCATTAATAGGTGCAACGAAGGATGGTGCGTTATCCTCGTCGCTCTTCCTCTTTATTTCAAATCCAAATATTTCCATAATATATATTTATAACACTTGAGAAGAACTCTATTAAAGAGTTCTTTCCCAGTGTGAATAACTGAATGTTACATCAAAAGTCTGTATCTCATCCTGTGTATCGAAACTTAAATCGATTTGGTTTAGAGTGCTAGGATACATATTATACAACTCGTAAGTTGCAAGTATACTGTCATCTCTGTTTAATTGAGATATAGTTGCTCTTGAAACTAGATAGTCTAGGTCTGTCGCACCGACACCACTATCTAATTCTTGAATGCTTTCCATCCATGCTTCTACTGCTGTTCTTGTAGTAAAGTTTACATCATTAATGATGCTTACTGTCCAGTCTTCAAATGTTCTATCCCCTGCTACTTTCAGTTTATGTCCTCTAAAAGGAACTTCAATAGCTGGTAAGGTTGAGCCAGGAATCGCTGCACTTTTGCACATAAATTCTATATTCTCTCCCATTCTAGGAATATACACAGAAAATCTGTTACCACGAACACCACCAGCAATTAACTGGGCTTTAAATTCGTCTATAGTTGCCATGTCTTACTCCTTAGTTACCATATTGGGTATTAGTTGCACCATATACTTCTTCAAACTCTACACCAGACCTAGCTGCAACGAAGTTTAGTGTAATGAAGTTGATGCTTCTATTAGGTTTAACAAAAATTGAAGCTTGGAATTGATTTGCGTCCACAACTGATTGTGGGTTATTTGTGTCATCACAAACAACTTGGAAATCAACGATTCCTCGTCTTCCCTTAACTTGTCTTAAGAAAGGTTCAATAGTTGCTCTAAACTGAGCTCTAGTGAATCCATCATTGAATTCGAATAGTTGGAATTTAGCTGCAGTTGCAATTGCTTTTTCCATAACTATGAATAACCTTCTTACATTAATTCTATCAAATGCACTTGCACTTGAAAGTAAAGTTTTATCTCCAAACAGACATGTCCCTTGGCCAGGGAATGTCACAACTGGATTAACTCTCTTTTTATATAGTGCATCTCTTTCAGCTTGATTTGGATTAAAGGATAGTTTAGTAATTCCTAAAACTTGTCCTCTGTTAAATCCTGCTGGTGAGAACCATGCATCTCTGTCATTGTCACTTCTTGCCATGATACCTGCTGTATGTCCACACATTGGTGTATAACAGAAGTTATCAGTATACTTATCGTATTGATAAGTCCATGCACTATCTAATACTGCATATGAAGAAGAAGACAATGTGTCTGCAAATTCTATTATTGAAGATGACTCTGAACCAGAATTGTTTACACAATCCTCTTTTGGTGGAGAAATAACTGCAATACAGTCTTTTCTTGCTTCACAGATTGATATTAGTGCATTAGCTTGAGTTGTTGCCTCTGCTAATGTTGAAAGTTGATTTCCTCTACTTGAACCATTATCCCCATCAAGTGGGCCTGATATCAAGAAGTCTACATCTACTGTTTCTGCATCACCAAGATATGTATTATATGCTGAATATTTTTCTCCAGAACTTAATCTATAACCATCTGCACCATTCGTCATGGATGATGTGATTGGTAAATCATGTGTCACAAATGCACTACCAGCTGCGGAAAAAGTACTTCCACTTTCTGATAGAGATGAATCGTGATTAGTCCAGAAAATAAAGTTAGAGTTGTATCTTAATTTATCAACATAGTAGTTTGAATTACCTTCACTGTCTTTTGCATCAGATGCCATTGAAACACCTTCAAATATTTCTAGGATTTCTCCTGTTATTCCAGTAAGTTGACCATCTTCGTCTTGGACTACAATGTGCATTTCATCTAAAGATGAACTATTTGCAAGTGCATCTGGACTAGAGCCTGGTGCTTTAGTAAAGTTCTCTGCAAATTCCCATGTTCTGTTAATGTTGTCACCATTAGTTGGTGCAACTAACAATCCAGTACTACCAGTGACAGATGACAATTGGTCAAATGTTATGGTGTTAGATGATATATTAGAGATTTTATATTTGGTTGTTTGAGAACCAAAAGTAATAATATCTCCTACTACTAATGCAGCTCCAGATGTCACATCCATAGATGTATCACCCACTGCAAGTGATGTGTCGTTTATGGTAGTGGCTGCATTCTCAGAGAACGCATTTGCACTTGCACAAACAGATACCCTTAAACTATTTCCGAGAGCACCAGCACATCTTGCAGTAAACATACCAGCATTGGAAGATGCACTTCCATTGTGATAATTTAACTCGTAATATACTGTTGAGTTCTTAATAAGTAAACCAGCTGAACCAGTCGTTGCATTTAACATACCATTTGCATTTGCACGAACTACTTTTAAATTATTTCCATACTTTAAAAAGTTTGCAGCTGAGTAGAAGTGTTCTTTCTTCCCAAGAACTGTATTATAAGTATCAGACTCTTTAGGTTCTCCGAACACACTTACCAAATCCTTTTCGGATGTAATAGTTCTAACTTCATCAACTGGGCCCCAACTAAATTCACCAGCAAAACCACCAATACTTGATGAAACTGCTGGAACTACATTTGTCACATCTATTTCTCTGACTTGAACGCCAGGACTTACTAAGAATGCCATTTTTAGTTTTCTCCCATAAAGTTTATTTCTGAACGACCACATTTATTGTGTTCGTCCATAGTATTTAGTATTTTATTGTTTTTAAAACACTCCATAATTCTTATCATCGTCAACAACTGTCCATACATCACCATCTTCTACAAAGGTATCTGAGTTTCCTCTACTGTCTATGATACCTATTGGGACTATATCGTCTTCGATTTCTTTTTGTTTTTCTGCATATAACATAGATTTTAAGTCTGCACTTGACATATCTTTAAA